GCAAAGGGCAGATGATCTTTCATTTATGTCGGCTCGTGGTGGTAGTGCATTCGCTGGATGGATGGACTCTGGGGTTAAGTTGTCAGGAAAAAAACCAAACATAAATGTCTTTTATGAAGCACGTAATGCAAAAGAACCTGAACAACATTTAGCTTACTTTGACTTTGAGCGAGGCTTCTTTAGAGTGGTCGATGCATCAGACTCACCTGATGAAGTGGAGATAGCAAGGGTGGTAGCCGCAGCAATGGATAGGCGCAAGTTTTATACAAGGCAAGAACTAGAGCTCTTGGCAAGACAAGCATTGAAGAAAAGCGACTTGGCTTCAGGAGAGAGAGCAGCAAGGTATGCAGTATCTCATGTGCAAAAATATTTAGGAGAAAAAGTAAAGACTCATAATGTACCAGGGAAGAACACATGGTATTACTTATCTGACAATGAAATGAAGAAGCCCTGGAATGATTAAGTTAGATAAACATGCTCTTAAAGAGTCACTCTTCGATACCTTTTTAGGACTGGCGATTAATTTTCCCATAGTGTGGTTGGTGCTATCGATTTGTTTAATGTTCACACACAATGCATTTATTATCTCAGTAGCTCAAGCGACAGTATTAACAATTGTGGCGTTGATCAGAAGATATTACACAAGAATATATTTTAAAATAAATGAGAAAAGATGATTAAGATATTACATGGTAATTGCTTAGATACGCTGAAAGATCTAGAAGATCAATCTATTAACACCTGTATAACAAGTCCTCCTTTTTTTGGTCTTAGAGACTATGGAACTGCTGAATGGGAAGGTGGTGATGAGAACTGCGATCATAAGATTGGTAGAGAAACAAGAGGTGGACTGTCGGATATGCAAAAAACTTCAAAAGGTAGTTTTGACGATGAAGCAATAAAAAATAATCAACCATGTCCGAAATGTGGTGCAGTTAGAAAAGACAGTCAATTGGGTTTAGAAGAAACGCCTGAAGAATTTGTTGAGAACTTGGTCAAAGTATTTAGAGAAGTAAAAAGAGTTTTGCGTGATGATGGAAATGTTTGGCTTAACTTGGGTGATTCATATTCAAGTGGCGGCAGAACTACAACAACCAATCAATCGTTGCGAGGCGATAAAGAGTATGGGGTTACCAGACCAAAGCCAAGCAAAGGAATCAAGCCAAAAGATTTAATTGGAATACCTTGGCGTGTAGCATTTGCTTTACAGGCTGATGGTTGGTACTTACGCCAGGATATAATTTGGCAAAAACCTGCGCCTATGCCAGAAAGCGTTAAAGATAGATGTACCAAAGCACATGAATATATATTTTTGTTGAGCAAGAACAAGAAGTATTACTACGATAATGAAGCAATTAAAGAGGATGCTAAATATCCACAAGGCCCAAACTCACCCAAAAGTATTAAAAAAGGCAAAGGTGAATTTGGTATGGACACTAGAGGTGGCTTATCTAAAATCGGATCTAATCCAAAAAGAAATAAGCGTTCTGTATGGACCATTCAAACCAGGCCATTTAAGGGCGCACACTTTGCTACCTTTCCTAAAGATCTTATTAAGCCATGCGTGTTAGCTGGTTGCCCTAAAAAAGTTTGTGTTGAGTGTGATGAGCCTTATATTAATAAACCTATTTATGAATACATCGACAAAACATCAAGCACCAGTAATACACATGGCAAATATGGTAATCAAGAAATTGAAGCATCAAACAGACAGGGCTTACACGCTAACAGAGGAAATAAATTAATTGAAGTTAGGGATAATTTACCGAAACAATCTGTATTTGTAAATTTTATTAGAAACAAAACAAACGCTAAAACATTGGCCGAAAATACCAATATAAAATTAACTAAAATAGAACATTGGTTTAGAAATGATGAATCTGGATTTGCATATCCAAGCATTGATGATTGGATAAAAGTAAGAGATTTTGTTAATGATTGGTCAAATGAGTTTACAGAGATTGATAATTGTTTAACCTCATATGAATTAAAATCTGATGCAGTAGAATCTAAAAAAATAAACGGCCATGGATTACAAAAACAATGCGATTGCCAAACCAATGAAACTAAAGCTGGCACAGTGCTTGATCCTTTTGGTGGTTCTGGAACAACAGGGATTGTTGCAGCATCGTATGGTAGAAACGCAATTTTGTTAGAACTTAACAAGGAATATATCGAGTTATCCAAGGCAAGGATAGAAATGGAAATGGGAATATTTGCAGAGTTAAAGGTGGAGATGAAAGATGATTAAACAAATGTTACTAAATAAATCAAGGGTGTTATGTATATTGCAGTGTACATTCAATTGCACAATCGATGTGTGTAAACGCCTGTGCAACGGCGAAAGGGCAAATTGCACATGCCCTCTCGAAAGGCGCATTCCTATGCGATTTAGGGGTCTGTGCAGTTGTGCAATTGCACATGCCTGCACATACGCACATGCATCGCTGAAAGGTGCATGGCTACAAGGGTGTGCGGCTGTGCGCATGTGCATCTCTATAGAGAACTATAGAAAGGTGTATACACACACCTTATCTGTAGGAGAGATAGGTTCTCTAGAGATACAAAGGATAAACAAATTTTAAACAAGGATTGTAAGGTAGAATATTTGTATGAGTGAAACTAAAAAAAAGAAACTAACGAAACGACAAGAGGCCTTTGTGGATCTCATGGTGTATCAAGACTATAAGCAGACTAAGTGTGCGCATTTTGCTGGGTACGAAAATCCTGGTGTAGCAGCAACGAGGTTGTTGAATCATAAAGAGTATGCCCATGTGCAAGAAAGGATTAGATCTCTGAAAGCGATTCAGCGCAAGAAGAATGAAATAACTTATGAGGGCATTGCGACCAAGCTTGCCGACATCCGCGATGTAGCATTGGCGGATGGATCATATGGCCCAGCTGTAACAGCAGAGATTGCCAGGGCAAAACTTGCCGGGCTTATGATTGATAAGAAGGAGCTGAAGATACATAAGATTGATAGCATGAGTCGGAATCAATTAGAGATTAGGCTCAAGGAACTTGTACAAGAACATCAGATTGTCTTGGGATCAGCGGAAGAGGTAGAAGAAGAAGATGTTATTCCAGATCAGAAAAGTCTAGAGAATCAGTTGGGCCAGGAGATTGTTGAGAAGACTTTGAATACTGATGAGTATGCAAAGGCTTTAAATCTTGATCCTTTAGAAGATAATTTACCTGAAGAGTAGCCTCATCTAATTTTTTCTTACAGTATCGTTGAATTTTCATACCTTTCTCGAAATCTGCGACCGCTGTCTCAAGATCTATGTCTTCTGATTCAAGCTTATCAACGATGCGTTTAAGTTCAATCAATCCTCTTTCAAAGCTCATCCTTGACCTCGATACTTTTTACGCTTTTTGTTTTTGTTAGTGCCAGCACCATGACTGAGTCTTGAATTGCCTATTGATGTTTTCTTTTGGATGGGTTCTATTTTATTTTTTTTTGTCCAGGTACTAGCCATTGCGTCCTCTTTTTGCGTCCGAGCTTATACTACTTGCTACTATGTCTTGCCAATAGCGTAGTTCTTTTTTAAGTCTATTGTATTCTGTAACAATATCAGAAACATTAACTCCTTTAGATTCAACATTAGGATTAGTTACTTCAAAAAATATTTTTTTTTCTTTTACTTTCCTTTCAAATTCTTTAACAAGTTCATCATGGGTTACTTCTATTGCGTCTTGCATATAAAACATTCCCTTAACAATAAAATTATTACTCATTTTTTGTAAAAATTATTATAGCAATACTTTCAAGTAAATACATTATGCTATTCTCCATATTCGATATGTACTATCATCTTCTTTTTTAAAAGTAAATTTGCGATCACGAAACTTTGGTGTATAAAAGTTTGGCCTATATTTATAGGCTTCTTTTTTTGTTAGTTTTCCAATACTATCTCCAACTTCTAATTGATCTAGGGCCTCACAAAAAGGTGAGTTAAATCTGCGTATTGGTATATTCTTTTCTATTTTAAATGTCATATCTTTCTCCTAATGTTTTTTTGAAAATGGTGGTAAATCAAAGTTAATTTTATTTTTATTTATATTGACAACCTTTTTATTTTTTTTATTAAAGTCTGGGAAAAAATCTATATCTAATTCAGCTGCTGATTCAGGGAACGCAGAATTTAAAGGATAAATATTTACGATTACATTAATGCCTGTGTAAAATTGATTTATAAAATCTTCTACTGCCTCTTCACTTGGGAAAGGCCCAAATGCTATGCCTAATGGTAGATGAGAATTAGGATCTCCTTGTTGAATAATTAATACATACTCACAACCCGGTATTGTATTTTCTCCAGACGTAAGTTCGCTCATATCTTATTGCTCTTATCAAATAAAGATCTATGTTTATCATAGTCTTCTCTTTCCATTTCATAAATTAAGTCATCATCTGAGTGCGGGCTGGGTATGAATTTTGTTTTACGTTTTGATTTAAGATATTCTATTG